GGAGCCAGTACCGGTCTGGACGGCCGAGAAGAACACCGACCCGCCCGAGGCGAGGCCGAGGCGACCAGCCGTAGCAGACCCGCTAAGCTGCGCGCCAGCGGTGACGCCGGTCGCAACGTCGGCGCTGTCGACGTAGCCGCTGACGACGACTTGGACCGGCTCATTGGCGGCAGCCGCGCTGATGGCGATGCCGATGATGAGGGCCTTCGCCCCCGCCGTGGCTTCGATGACGTAGAGCACCTTGTCCGAGTCGGTCTTCGACAGGTCAATCGCGACCGCGTCGCCCACCGCGATGGTGCCTCCCGCAAGGAAGGTCTCCACCTGACGGCGGTTGGAGGTGCCGCTGGTGGACCCATCGGCAGCCGTGTTGAGGTACTGGAGGGTGTTGGCAGTGGCCATGATCAGGTCTCCGCGTTGATGAGGATGCCGTGGCCCGACAGGTTGCTCGTGGCGAGCTGCGTGCGCACCATGATGTTGGCCGCCATCGCCGCGTAGCCGCTGATGTGCTCCATGTCGCCCAGCTCGAAGAAGGCGTCCTGGTCGAAGTAGACCGTGAACAGCTTCGAGTTGAGGAAGTACATCGACATCTTGTTGGTGCCGCCGGAGCCGGTGAAGCCCAGGTTCGGCTCGATGTACATCGCGGCGCCGTTGAACTGGAGGGCGAGACGCCCCGCCATGTTCCGTTCCTCGGTGGCCGAGGTGTAGCGTTCGAGCTGCTGAAGCTCGTCCTTGTACAGCCCGTAGCTGATGGGCGAGGCGAGGATCAGGTCCACGTCGCCTTCAGGGGCGTACTGCTGGCAGTCGATGAGCAGGGACTGCATCTTCTTCAGGCCGTTGGCCGCGAAGCTGCCGTTCTGCACCTGGTTCTGCCAGGAGGTCGGGTAGGTCGCCTTGGAGAGACCGCCGACGCTGTTGCCCTGGGAGCCGAAAGCCAGCTCCTCAAACCAGCCGGTAGCCGCATCGAGGCCGTTGAGGGTCTGAAGCTCGGTCAGCACGATCGAAGAGCCGGCCACGACCTGCTTCTCGAACTCGCGCTTGAGCATGCCCATGACCTGCTTGAGGCGGGCCTCGGCGATGCGGACCACGGCGCGGGGGCCCTTGTTGGACAGCTCTTCCTTCTTGGTCAGGACCACCGGGGCGACGAAGTCGCACCAGTTGTAGGTCGCAGTCCGCAGAGGGTCCTTGACCGCCAGGTTGACGGCCTCGTAGCCGCTGGAAAGCTGGGTGATCGAGGAGTGATCGGTGAGGATGACCGGGTGGTCGACGTAGGAGCCGCCATCCACCTTCTCGACGTTGCCCATCTTCTGGACGGAGTCGAGGAGCGGGATGGTGCGGAAGGTGTTGTCGACTTCCTTGTCCCGCAGGATGCGCAGCGTAGTAGCGAGAATATCAGGCTGAATCGCCATGACTTACTCCCTTCAGGTTGAACTGTTGAACAAACGAACGAGGCGTATCCGCTGCGGGGGCCAACCGATCTGCGTGTCCCGATGGGGTCGTCACGGTTGAACCAAGCATACCGTCACGACTTCGCTTTCGCAAGGGTCTCGTAAATCTCCCAGGCGCTCTTGTTGGCCACGTCGGGGCGAACCGCTCCGCCAGCCAGCTTGGAGCCGCCCTGCACGTTGAGCGCTGCCGCCCGAGCAGCCCGGCGCATGGACGCATTGCGGGCGGCCTCTTCTCGTTCCCGCTCCACTGCCTTGCGGCCCTTCACCGTGAAGTAGGCGTCTTCGAGGTTCATTGAAGCATTCTGCCGAAGCAGAGCAGCGACCTCGTTGCGCACGCCGTCGTCGGTCTTGAGGTCCGGGTGGCTGTCGACGAAGTTCTCGTATTTGGCTTTGGCCTGGGTGGAAACGTGCTCTTGCCGCACGGGCTCAAGCACATCGGCCAGACGAGCAGCGACTTTCTGCTCGATGAACTTGTCGAAAGACGCAGGATCAAACGGATCGAACGTCGCCTCACCAGACGCGGCAGCCAGCGCTTGGATCTTCTGGTAGGCCGGGCTCGAAAGCAGCGCCGCGCTCTGCGCTTCCAGCTCTTTGCGCTGACGCGCCAGATCCTGGGTCTTCTTGGTGTAGTCCTTGCGCACCTGCGCCATGGCGCGCTGCACGTCAGGCGGCGAGTTCTTGTAGATCGCGTCCCAGCTCTCGCCATCATTGAGGCCTTCCGGCTCGGCAGGCGGGGTCTCCTTCGTGGTGTCGCGCCGCTCAGCCGTGGCGAGCACGGCCTCGATCTCGGCCTCCCAGCTCGTCATCGGGTTGCGGTTGCCGACATTGTCGGGGAGCCCAGCCTCTTCCGCGAGACTGACCTCCGCCGTGTCCGCCGAAACGGGTGCGGTGGTCTCGTTGTTCATCATGCACGTCCCATGAAAAGGGCGTCGAGGCCGTTCTCGGCACCGCCCTGGTATTGAAGGCCCTTGTCAGGCTTGGGCCCCATGCCCTTGCCCTTCTCTTCCTTCATGTCCTCACCGAACTCCGAGCCCATGGTCTCGGGGCTCTGCATTTTCTTGATGAAGGTCTTGTCCTTGGACAGCTTCTCGATGATGCCGGCCAGGATGAGCACGTCGCGGTCGGTGCCGACGACGCCCAGGTCGATGTTCGCAGGCACACCAGCCTGCTGAGCCGCGTCGGCCAGCATCGCGATCCCGCGCACGAAGTCGGCCGGAAACTCGGTCACGTCAGCGCTGAACTTCGGGTAGTCGCCCACCTGGCCCATCGCGACGAGCGCCTTGTTGTAGGCGTCGACAAGGCCGTTCATCGACCGCGCCGTGAAGTTGCCTTTCGGAGCACCCGTGGCGAAGAAGTCGAGGGCGCCCTTCTCCTTCTCCTGCCCGATGTTCTCCATCTCCATGTCCATCGCAGCCATGTCGGCCTGCATGTTCTTCGGAGGAATCGCCATGGTCACACCTCTACTGGGGGAAAGGCCCGCTCGGCAGCGAGACCCACGTTGTTGGTTTCGGTCATCACCTTCGTAAAGGTGCTCACCTGCCTATCGTGCTCTTCCTTCTCACGGGTGACCCTGGCGATCTCCCGCTCGACTTCACCGTCCTGCACTTCCCGCAGCCCGCGTTTCGCCATGACGGCCTTGCGGTGATTCTCATCGCGCAGCTTGAGGTTCAACCCGCGGTCGTGGTAGCCGTCCCACTTGGTGTCGCCCCAACTCCAAGCCGTGCGCGCAGGGGCGCTGACCAGCAGGTTGGATTCGTGGCCACAAGGGCACTCGATGTTTGCCGGGCGGTCTTGATGCTTGAACAGTTGTTCTGTTTCAAGACCACACTTGCCACACTTGTACTCGTAGATCGGCATCAGACGACGCCTCCGGTGGGAAGGACTTGGCTCACACGAGCCGGCCCGGGGTTGAGACCAGCGACGGCGAGGTCAGGCGGGACCGGCGCACCAGCCTCCTGCCCAGGCAGCGAGGGCGGAACAGCAAGGGGCCCAGGCGCGGGCGCTGTCTCAATGAAGTCCTCCGGCAGGTCAAAGCTGCGGACCAGCATCTTGAGGATCTTCTCGGGCTTGACGCCAATGCCTTGCAGCACGGGGATCAAGGTCAAGAACTCCTGCTTCTTCACGGCCTCCGACATCGGCGTGGTGCCGCTGTCCTGGGCGAAAACCGCAAAGTCTCCATTGAGGTCGTCGGACTGCACGGTCACGGCCTTGCCAGCAAGCCGCACCAGCTCAGTGTCTTCACCAAGCATAGTCGACACCATCACGAGGTAGGTGCTCGCTGTGCCCGAAATGGCTTCGTCGCGAGCACGCGCCATGCGACCGATCTCGCTGGCGGTGTAGGCGGCCAGGGCCTGCACCTCGGTAGCGGTCGCCTTGGTCGCTTCGCCACGGGTGAAGGGAGCGATGACGCTCCCGCGCGCGAAGTCGTCGTCCACAATGTTGGCGTAGTTCTGAAGCTCCGGCGGCACAGGCGAATGGGGGATTGGGATGATGGTCCCAGCCAGCGCCTGCCCAGGCGACAGCTCGATCTCGATGAACTCGCCGTCCTGGCCCTGCGCGATCTTCGCCATGGACTCGGGGTCCAGCACGCCCTTCTCCACCATCCACTGCCGAGCGGCCTTGCGGATGCCCTGCGCTTGGAAGGTCCGCATGGTGTTGGTTTCGCGAATCTGGTCGTAGACCCTGCGCAATGCGCTGTACCCACGCAACGGCTCGTCGGGCTCACGCGACATGTAGAGCGGGATCAATGGGATTCGCGCTTGGTCGCTGGCGGTGCGGAATGGGATCTTGTCGAACTTGACTGTTTCTTCGGCGTCGGTGCCGATGTCGAGCTTGACGCCGTCGTAGAGCCATTTGTCCGGTTGGTAGTCGGGCGACCACACGTAGAACTTGTCGCTCTGCATGTCGTAGACCTCGACCACGATGATGAAGCGCACGTTGTCGGGCGTGGTTGCGGAGTCCGCCCCGCGCCGAAGTGCAGGGACTTCGTCGTCCTTGTCCTGGTAGTCGATGAAGCGGGTGAAGGTGCGCTCCGCAAAGTGCTTGTTGCCATACCGCTTTTTCGCAATGTCGAGCGCCAGGTAGTAGCGATGGGCGCAGTAGCGCTGGGTCTCCCAACTGCTGGCGGTGTCGTCAACGATCACGTCCCAAGGCGCGACCGCGGTCGGTTGCACGCGCATGAGAACGTCGGTGTTGTCGGTGGTCGACAGCTTCACAGCCGAGAACGGGTAGATGAGGCTCAGCCGCAGC